TTCTTTGGGCTCAAAAGGAATTCCTTTATCCATCCGCTTACCCCTTTCTAATACAAAACTTCAAGTTCTACTTCCATACGCGGCTCATCGCTGTACGCCTTTTCTACTACCGCCCTAACAATCTGCTTATCATCCTTGTACAAGATGCCGCTCATTGCATCCGTAACAGTCTTAAACAAGTTATCCGCATCAGGCTTCTTTGTAGGCTTCTCGATGCCAGCCAATGCCGCCACTTTAAACTTCTTCGGCTTGCTTGCCGCTATTGGCAGATAAGCCTTAACAGTAACGGCAAGCGGAAGTTCCGTGTACATCCACCCTTGCTTTTGAGCTTCATGCGTTGCAATGTACTTTACGAAAGCCTTATAGTTCCTACTCTTTGCAGGGTCATAAGCCTTTGCGTGACCACCTGCGACAGAGAAACGGGGTCTGCCTTGCGCACAAGGTTCTCCCGGTATAATTAGCTTTAATTCATCCATCTTTCTTACCGCCTTCACGTTTTTCTTTTTATTAGAATTACATCAAAGTTTCAACCAATGCTTCCACCCAGTCCCAAACATACGCAAGAACCGCCAAAAGCAAGGTCAATAAAACCATCTGCCAGTTACTCATCTTCTTCAGCCTCTTTCATTTCGATGTAAGCGTAATACGCTGCAGCTGCTACGATCCAAATCGCACAAATCACGAAGGCAAAGGCTACTATCCAAGCAATGATTTCAAATATTGATAAGAACAGTTCCATATTCACACCGCCTTTTCATTACGCTCTTTAAACCAAACACAAGCCCTATCTCCGCAATCTTTCACAAAAGGCTTTGTATGTACTACGCAAAGCCCTTCGCCTTCGATAGTTTCATGCGTGAAGAATTTGCACATTCCACAGCATTTATTTTCTTCTTGCTTCAAGTCTTTCATTTCGTACCTCTTCAAACAAATTCTTTAGGTGGCAGCGGCAGCTTTTCATTGGTCGGTCGCCACAAGTGCAAGCAAGCCTTATGCACATTGACATATTCGCTTTTCTTAGGATGTATTTGAATTACCGCTTCTTCATCCTCAAAAAACATTTCTTTAATGGCGCACATGACTTCCCAAGTTGGTATGCCTTTTCCACTAAGCGGCGTTACGCTTACGTGTTGCCAGCCACCGCCATCAGAAGCATGAACCCTAAACCATTTGCCATTCACTCGCACTTCAAAAATTCCATTGCCTTTGCTTTCTTCAGGACTAAGCTTAATGCCGCCAGTAATAATGAGTTCGCAATCTACCTTCCTAAACGCATTCAGCGTGTTCAAGTCTTTCATCTTGCCACCTCATCAGAACGGAAGCTCTTCATCGTAGGGAACCGGTTGCCCCATATCCTCAAAACCACCGCCACCGCTTTGTTCTTTCTTTTCGATGAACTCAACGCTGTTACCAATAACCTCGGTCGCATAACGCTTGCTTCCATCCTTGGCATCATAGCTGCGTACTTGAATGCGACCTTCTACCAGTAATCGTTGACCTTTATGTACATAGTTGGCTACCACTTCAGCCGTTTTGCCCCACAATACACAAGGGATAAAGTCTGCTTCCTTCTTGCCATCTTGACCACTAAAAGGTCTATCTACCGCCAAAGTCAATTGCACAACGCATTTGCCCGTTTGGGTATATCTGCAATCAGGGTCCTTAGTCAATCTACCTAATAAGCTCACATAATTCATGATTTCACGTTCCTTTCTTCTTTCGCACAGTTAACAACTCTTTGAACACAAGCAGCCATTCTGTTAAAACAAGCTACAGCCTTTTTAGCTGCATCCATAACATCATCAAAGAACTTTTTAATGCCAGTTGGCTCAATATGTTCCGCTTTTTCCTCAATACGTTCCACTTTTCTCGGAGTATGTTCCGCTTTTCTCGGAGTAATGAAGTATCCGTTTCTACGAATCGTTCTGCATAAACTAGCCATTTAGATCACCTACTTTCTGCACTTCAACTCATCGGACACCGCATTTCTGATGCTGTGTTCCAGTTGTGCAGTAGCTATATTGGCTTTCCGTAGCTTGTTGACCAGAGAATCAGCAGAAGCTACTTGAACCAAATGCTTCTCTGCATTTTCCAATCTACGTCTTGCAGCAGCCACTTGTTCAACTGCACTTTTAAGTCTTGCGAGTTCAAAGTCTTGCATAATTTACTTCACCTTCTTTGCCTTCATCGCTTCACTCCAGTTCAAACAGCTTGTTCATGTCAGTAAAGCCTTCCGTCAACTTCTTCCGCCTACGGTTCACACCATTGACTGCAATTGGGTGGCACATTTCAAGAATCCTGTCATATATCCGCCTATTGGTAATATCCTTAGGGTTCTTCAGTTCTTCCGCTGTCAGATTGGTGGTTATGATCATCGGAAGCTTCGCCCTGTACCTTGCATCAATCACGTTGAAAACTTGCTCTTGTGCGTGTTCGCTTCTTCTTTCCGCACCCAGGTCATCCAAGACGAGAAGACGAAAACTGTTCAGCTTGTCCAAGTAGTCCTGTCTTTGCTCCGTACCCCACAGGGTATTCAAAACCCTAGAGAAGTTCGTCATAAGGCAAGAGTACCCGCTATCAATAAGAGCATTCACCACGCAAGCAGCGGCGAAGGTCTTTCCAGTTCCTACACCGCCATACAGGAGAAGGCCCTTGCCTTCCCTGCTTAGCTGTGGAAAATTGTCAACATAGATTTTCATCGCTCGCATTATCCCCGGATGTGCTCCATCGTCATTGTCAAAAGTCCAGTACTGCATATCACTTTCAGGGAAGCCTGTACGTCTGTTGGAGCTGATAAGACTTTGTCTTTTAGCTTCTTCCGCCCGACGTTCTTCCTCTTCCAGTTCCTTCACCCTGCACTGGCAGATGCAGGACACTACGATTTCCTTGCCAAGACAAATTCCCCTGTGTTGCTTCTTGCCGTGGCATACTCCACAACGTTTCAAGCCATCTTCACCGATGTAGTCTTCCGGATGTTCCTTTGACTGTTCTTCTGCCTTTTGAGCGAACACGTCCATAACGCTTTCAAGTTCCATATGCCTTTCAACTCCTTAAAATAAGTCGTCCAAATCGTCTAGCCGTTCATTGCTTCCACAAAATGCTGAATTTTTATCGTACTGCTTCGCCTTGTCAGTCCTTGCCCAGCTTCTGATTGTCGCCAAGTGGTTTTTGTATTTCTTCCCGGTGCTTGCTATGTATTCAGAAAGCCTTTCAACTCGGTTTTTCCAGTCAGTAGGGAATTCTGCTTTAAGCTTTTCAAGGTCTTCATCAGAAAGAAGGACATTTTTATAAGTTCCGTATTTATGGCGAGTGGGCTTTGCATCCTTTTGGGATGCATCACCTTTCTCTTTACTCTCTTTCTCTTTATTATCTATATCTATATTCTTATTCTTACTCTTATCTATATCTGTTGCGTTACCTAACGTTATGTCTGACGTTACATCTAACGCTTTATTTTCGTTAGGAGCAGGAATCTGTTTTTCTTTTTGTCTGTTGTAGTACCGCTTTTGCCTTTCCCTGTTTTTCTCTCTGATTTCCGCCAATTTGTCAGTGCTTTGATATTTCTCCCAGCTAGAAAGAAAAATCATATTATCCACAATTTCAATCATTCCGAAATTTTTGAATGTGTTTAAAGCTAGACGGACATTGCCAAGCGGTTCATCAAAATGTGTCGCAAGCATTTCATCCGTGTAAGGAATTTCCTTGGTCAGATAAATGAATCCGCCATCATTGACATTCCCGGCCAAGCAAAGCATTTCAAACCATATATTCAAAATGCTTGCACCGTCAGGCATCTTTTTGATTTGCTTAATTTTTCGGTTGTCAAAGATATCAACCGCAATCTTAATCCACTTGACTTCTGCCATATCCGTTTTCACCCCAAATCTTTATAGTATTGCGTTTGTTTCGAGCTTGCTCTGCCATTGTTGCTAATCGGCAATTCTCCGGAGAATAACCCCTGTCATTATCTATACGCTCTACTGTAAACATCCCTCTTGGAGCGTTTGGATCATAGCCTAAGCTCATGGCCCAATCATAGAAAGTCTGAAACTTTTGCCATTCATCACAAACGGTAATGCCCCGTCCGCCGTACCTGTGATACGAATGATGATTAGGGTTTTTGCATCGTTGCTTCATGTCGCTCCATACCATATAAAGCCTTTGTGCTTTAGGATTTACCACGTTTTCGCCCCCTCATTCAAAACAATTTATTCTTTCCGCCAGTTCGCTATCAAACTATCAAGCTGATTGTCAGGCATCGTTTCTATTCCTAACTCTTTGGCTTCCGTTACTAAGGCATCTATGAGCCTTGACATTTCGTGAGTATCATATGTACTGCTACCATAATAGGCAATTACTGATGTAAAGCCATTTTCTTCGCTGTATGGTTCTGCTATCCACCCTAATCCGTTGCTGTGCCATCTTTCTATAAAGCGGGGAACGGCTGCACTACTTACTTCTACTACTTCAAAACTACCGACTTCCCTGATATTTTTTCTGTAAACAATCTCTTTCGTAGTGCCAACCTTTTCGGCTATCTTCTGACAAAGAATCCAGCAGTAGGCATTTGCATTCAAGCTTCGTCTTTTTTTCTGCTTCTCAATGCTCAAAATAAAAGGCTTGTCGCTTGTAGATATTGCATTTACGGCTTCGTAAACATCTTGCCTACACCAACTATCCAGTTCTATTGTCAGAGCCACTGTATCGCCGTTGTAGGAGATACTGGGCACGTTTTTAATCTCTGCCTGCATTATGTTCGCCCCTTACAAATAACTGCGCCCAATAAGTTTGATAAACTCTTCCCGGCTATGTGTCTGCTCAAATTTCAGCTGACAAGCTTTCTTCAAGTTCAGATCCATTTCCCTGTTGAAGTGAACGCTGTTGTCCGACATATTGTGATGCTTCGCACACAAGTAGACTGTGAAGCCGTGCTTGTCGCTTATCTTGCGATTGGCTGTTCCTGGATAAATGTGATGCAAATGGATATCTCTAGTGCTCAAACAGAACCAGCAAACCTTTTCATCCGTTAAAATGCTCTTAGCCATTTACATCAGCCATCTTGTTCAGACTTGCCATTGCACTTTGAACCTGTGCAGGTGTCAAATCATTCAAACTATTAACCTTGTAGCGTGCAGTAATTTGATTGGGAGCAACACCCTTACGTTTTGCCAATGCTTGCAATTCTGCAAGTGTGCTACTCTTTGCCATCTGTTCAAGTTCAGGGATGGTATTTGCATTGTTGGTTGCCTTTTGACTGCCAGTATTCAATGTATCTGCATCTTTGGTATCATCGATGCAGAACAAGCCGTTCAATGCTGCCTTCCTGCTGTAACTTGAAGCCGAACCCGTAATTTGGCTGCCGTCCATACCTTTTTTCTCCAACTCTTCACGAGCATAACCCGTAGTGCTTACCTTTTCACCAGTATCTACATCAGTCAATGTCGCAGTAGCTTTGATGTAGAACCGGTCGCCAATAAGAACCACTTCATCGGTAACAGTCAGAACCGCTCCGAACTGCTTGCAAATAGGCTTCGCTGCTTCCAAAATATCCTCACAGTTTCTGTAATAGTACTTACCGAAACTGTTGTATTGAGATTTGTTGCATTTCAAAATGCTTTGTATGTTAAGTAGCTTTTCGCAAATTCCCATAATTCTTACCTCTCAAATTTTGATTATTTCCAACCTTAGGCTGCAATGTAATAGCTTCTTTCACAGTCCAACCTTTTCGCAACCTATCACCTATCAATCCAGGACTTAATCCACACATGTCTGACAATTCGTTTATGGTGTATGCCTTTCCGTTATATTCGATATGCTTATTAAGTCTAGTATTCTGCATATTTTCAAAACGTGTCACCCAGCGACAATTTGAAGACTCATAGTTTCCATCGTTATCGATGCGATCAATTTCTAAGCCCTCTTTATAGCCATTCGATAATGCCCAGTCACGGAAAGCAGGGAAATCATACATCCACTCTTCGCAAACCTTAATCCCTCGACCGCCGTAGCGTTCGTAGCCGTTAACTCCGGGCCTGTTGCAACGATTCCGCATTGCAAGCCAAACATAATATAATTTTGTTTTGCTTTCTCCGTGCGTTGTCCATAATGCTCTGTAATGGTCACCTCGAAAACAGCCGCAGCTTCTAGTTTTTCCTGCCTTAAGGTTGTCGATATTGACCGATTTGACCTTTCCGCACTTGCATCGGCAAATCCATTGCTTCGGCTTGTTGTCTTTGTTTAAAACCGTCCATCTACCAAAATGTTGTCCTGTATAGTCTGTCGGTTTCATATTCGCACCGCCTTATTTAATATTCATGCTTACACTAGGAACCAGCTGGCAACCATAGATTTCTTGACCTGCCTTCAATGCCTTAGCAATTTCAGTCTTTTTCAGCTTAGGTTCTTCGTACTTCAGGAACTCGTCAGGAACTTTGTAAATATCCCCGGAGAATTCCACCTTATCCCTCTTGGTATAGCTCACAGCCACCCTTGCAGTTTTGAATTTTTCGCCATTCAAAATGTTTTGAACATAATCTTTGCACCACGCAGCTTTGTTTTCACAAGCCTTTTTGCGTGCGGTCAGTTTCTTGATTTCCGCATCAATCATATCCGCTTCAGCGTTCATGTTCTTAACAAACAGCAAGCAGTTTTCGATTTTTTCTTCTTTTGCCATTTCCAGATCATCAACTGCTTCCTTGGTCAAAATTTCACCGGTAGAAGCATCGACAAAGTTACCACATTCAAGCATCAGCAGGCTTTCCAATTGTTCTACGATTTCATATAAGCGCATTGTCATATTTATTTCCTCTCTTTCAATTCACTTGTCCAAGCGTAAGCCTTGAAGATTACGCCGTCTTTTTCGGTCATTACCAGTTGCAGTACATCGTCATCATCATTGCTGATATCCCTAACAACGTATTCATCGAACTCATTCAAGAATGTTTCAGTTTCCATATACACTTCATCAGGCAGACTTGCGTAAGTCTGAACAACTACTCTTGCTTCCAAGCAAGTTTTGATTGCTTCCATCAATTCCATTGTTCCGCCCCCTTTAATTCCGTCGCAATTCGCGACTGTATTGACATCTGTGGTATAATGATTTTGGATTTTTCATATTTTTACTTTTTTCTTTTGGCTTGTCAGTTGCAGCTGGCAGGCCTTTTCTTTTTGCTGCACGGCGCACAGGACAAACATAGAAGTCCATCTTGTTCTTCTTGCTTACTATGTAGCTTTCACCGCACTTCACGCAGGTCTTTTGTTTCGGCATTCCCTCACTTCCTTTTCTCAATCTCAATCACAAGCTCATCACCGGGATGGATGTACTTCTTCCCATCCAAGCCATTGTGTTTGCGAGCGTAGTAGACGATTTCCTGGATACCTCTTTTGTCGCCATACTCCGCTTTGAGTTCTCCGCAGATATTGAAGAGCGTGTCGCCCCTTTCAACAACCACTTTCTCGTAATGCATTTCGGGTTCAGGTTGTAATGCCCAAGTCGTCAGCATTGCACCTGCTGCCAAACAAATCATCCAGTTTTTCATAAAATCAACCTTCCTTCTGTTGCTCCGCAGTATTCTCTGAACTTGTCAGGGAAGATTACGTATGTATAATTCCTGCCGTGAAGCTTGTCCGCTCTACCGAACGGCAGCATCCCGTTCTGAAGCAATACTCTGATGTGTTGTTCGGATTTCCCCATGCGCATCGCCACATCCTTAACTGTGAGCGTTTCAGGAATGTATTCAGGATTGTACTTCACTGCTTTGAAGATGAAGATTAGATCCGTTTCAGACAGATTACGTTTCTTGCACCAGCTTTCAAACGTGTCCACATCCATCCCCGGAAGAAGTTCAAATCTTTTGTTATCCATTAGGTTTCACCACCTTTTATGCTCGACTTTTCACAAGTGTGTCTAAAAATTTTTTGTTCGTGTGTCTTGCAGATATAACTCCAAATTCCGCCACGCTATCCCGTAATACCTTTTATTAACTTTTACTTAATTTTATGGGCGAAAAATTTATGCAGTCATAACGCAAATTATACAAACTGCATAACCTATCAATCTCTGGTCGATTTGGATGGGTGATACCTCTTTCCCAACTTTGAAGGGTAGATGTAGCCACAGATAGCTGCTTAGCGGCTTCAACTTGCGTTAAACCAATGTTTTTGCGAGCTGCCATCAAAGTAATTTTAGGTTCGCTTAATTTCTCCGTCATTATCAATGTCACTTCCTTTCAATTTTAAATTAAGACAAACTTAATTTACTGGTTCAATATTACTATATTAAAATAATTTCGTCAATAGGTTTTACTTAATTTTTCGGTTATTTTCATTTACTTTTCCGTTAATATATTGTAAAATTTGACTATCCTGTGAAGAATGGTGGTGATAATAATATGGCTACTTGGTCAAAAGAAGTTTTTGCAAAAAACCTAAGACACCTTATGAACGAAAATGGCAAAAACCAAAAAGAAATAGCTGAGATTGTTGGTGTTTCCGCACCTGCCGTCAACGATTGGCTAAAAGCAAAAATTTATCCAAGGATTGACAAGATAGAAATCCTAGCAAACCATTTCGGCATCCTAAAATCCGATCTAATAGAAGCTAAGCCAATAAGAGTATCAGGGAAGATGTATTCTGATGCAGAAGTTGGCTCATTCATAAAAAGAAAAAGGTTAGAAAAAGGATTAACACAAACCCAACTCGCAGAAACATTAGGAACTAGCACAACTACTGTTGCTCGATGGGAATCTGGTAATGTGAATCAACTGCAAAAAAGTCCAATGATGAAAATTTTAGCAAACACTCTTGGCGTTCCCCCTTTGGTTATTCTTGGCTTTGCTACTAAAGAAGCAGAACTAGAAAACAAAAGACAAGCCCAATATGAAGAATGGGAGCGACAATTCGCAGATGTTGATTTTACGGATGAAGAACTTAATGAAATCATCAATTTTGCTAAATATATTCTAACCAAGCGACCTGCTAAAGATTAAAATAATTACAATCTTACATCCTTTCTTATTTTTTAATTATAATAAAGAACAAATTTATGAAAACTATGAGAAAAATTTGAAAGAATTATGAAAAGATGTAAAAAAATGTAAAAATCTTTTTAACTATCGCAATATAAAAAACATTGAAAAGAGTGAAGCATTATGAGGAATCCAAACGGCTACGGCGCTTTAATAAAGATGCCCGGCAACAGAAGAAGACCTTGGCGAGTAAGACTAACCGCAGGCTGGGAAGTCACTCCTGAAGGCAAAACAAAACAGCTCTACCACAACCTAGGCTACTATGCCACACGCAAGGAAGCGATGCAAGCCTTGGCCGAATACAATAACAACCCTTATGACCTTGCATCCAAGAAAATTACTTTTGAATACTGCTATAACGCTTGGGCACCTAAGCATTATGAGAAATATAAAGGAGCTGCCCCCGGTCTGAAAGCCGTGTACAAGCTCTGTGTACACATCAAGGATATACCAATGGCAGACATCAGGCTGAAGCACCTTCAAGACCTAATGGATAGCATAGCGGACAAGTCCGTCACGATGCAGACAAAACTGAAAACAGTGTTCCTTAGAACCTTCAAGTTCGCGCTTGAGAATGACATCATCCAAAAGGATTACTCGCAGTTCGTCACGATCACGCAAACACCTACCAAGCAGGACATTAAAAGCAAGTTCTTCACCAAAGAAGAAATCAAGAATGTCTTTGCTAATAAGGACTGGATTGTCAGCTACCCTACCGCCAAGAAGTCTTATGCAGACATCCAACTTGTTGACAGCGTGATTGTGCAGCTCTACACCGGTACGCGTGTCAGCGAACTCCTTGGCATCAAGTGTGAGGACATCGACCTTGCCAAGAGAACCATCCACGTGAGAGGTACCAAGACGGATGCAGCAGACCGCCTTGTTCCCATCCATAGAGACCTTGTTCCATATCTCGAAGCAAGGCTTGCAGAAGGCAACGAATATCTCTTCACAAATGCGAACGGCAAACCTTTCAAGCCTGTGCCTTACAGATCTTATTTCTTTATGCCGTTCATGGAGCACATCGGTTCCACACATACCACTCACGCATTGCGCCATACGTTCATCAGTATAATGGACCGTTGTGGAGTGCCTGCTGAATCCGTAGTGCTAAAACGTATTGTTGGCCACTCTAACAAAACCGTGACCGAGCACTACACTCACAAGGAAATAGAAGAACTGATTGAAGCGATAGACAAATTTAAGTTGTGAACATTTTGTGTCCAAAAATTATTATGCCGGTATACAAATGCTTCGCATTTTTAAATAGTGATTTTGTGTATTATGTGTGTATTGTAAATTTAAAAACACTAATTTTTTAGGTGGAAATTCCACCATTTCCCAATAATAAAACAACCCCAAAGTCCGCATAAACACTAGGCTTATCAAGACTTTGGGGTGCATATTTCCCGTTTATAAAATTTTTATGTCTAACTGTTTAGGTTAAAACATCATACTATAACAATAAGTTTTCCGAACCTCAAACTCTGCTCCCAGTCTTACTCTCGCAAGACTTCGAGCCGTTTCACTTATTGCTGTTTGTGTATTTCGTGTGTATTATACGCTTTTTAAGGCTATACATGAATACGTCAAATATACTCTATCAGAAAACTTTTGTGTGTTCAACATAGACCTTTAAAATTATAACATAGCTTAATTTTATGCTTCAATTTTAAGTACAAAAGGGAGTAACGAAACGCTACTCCCTTAATTAGTATTATTTCTTATCTTTCGGAACTACCGCCCAATGTAATTTGTCGGCATTAATTACGGAGCTAGCAGTCATAGTCACATATTCATTATTTACGCAAAAAATAAAATTGCCTAATAGTTCTACCCCTGTATTAAGAATAATAAACTCGGTCGGAATGTATAGCTCTGCCTGTTGCTTAGATTTTGGGAATACAACTAAGGGGGCTTGTTGTACTGTTGCACTATCCAGTTTGCGTACATCGCCGCGCACACCCCTGCCTTGATAGCCCGCTACGCTAATCATGGATCTATCTAAATCTACTTCCATAACTTTGTCCGTTTTGTTTTTAATTTCAACAACAACGCCTGCAGCTTTTGCGGCTAAATTAGATCTTCCTAACGCATGCCCTTTGTTGCCATAAATTGCACTTTGGGGCAAATCCTTTAAATGCCCCATTTCCCAATACATACTAGTCAATATTCTTAAATTTATTTCAACACTATCGTTTTCAAAAGTTCGGTTATTACTTTCAATTGCGTTTACTACATCCGTTAATAAAACTATTGGAATATCTTTATCACGAACTTTGTTAGCTTTTTTAGCCCCTTCTATGTCATACTGGTGAGCCAACGCCCCGCTGCATAGAAAAAGAGAGCTTACCAAGGATACACCCAATAAAGTAGCAGCGAATAACTTTTGAAATTTCATAACAAAACACCCCTTATGCGTATGTGTTTAGGCAGACTGCCAAGTACAAACACAATTCTACACCATCCGCAAAAATCCTGCATCAAAGCCCGTCCAGTTTTTGGATACCCTTTATGCAGTCGCAAATCGCGCCCCCATAAACACAAAAAGAGCTGACATCCCAAAACGGGACATCAGCTCTTTTTTTACTCGATAGTACTCGATAGCTACTCGATACTACAATCCAACAGTCTTCTTCACAGCCTTGGCAATCGCTTCAGCTATGATGCGTTGATAGCCGTCTTTGAATAATGTCAGGCACTCTGCATCGTTGCTGATGAAACCAGTCTCAACCAAGATGGCAGGCATCCTTGTACGCTTCAGGACATAGAAGTTCGCAGTCTTCACTCCCCTGTCCCTTGCACCGGTCGCTGTGATCAGTTCCTTCTGAACGGCCTTGGCAAGCTCATGACCTTTTCCACTCGTGCCATACGCATAAGTCTCAATGCCGTTCGCAGATTTAGCAGTGGCCGCGTTCAGATGGATGCTGATGAAGTAATCTGCATCATCATTATTTGCAATCCTGCATCGTTCACCAAGTTCAACAGTTCGGTCACAGTCGCGGGTATAAATTACATCTGCACCTTCAGATGCCAAAATTGAACCTATTTTTAAGCTGATTGATAGCGCCGCATCCTTTTCTTTATATTTTCCGTTTACTGCCCCAGGATCGTTTCCGCCATGTCCAGCATCAAGAATAATCCTCATAGATAATCACCCTTTTGTAGATTAATAATATAGCCCACAAGCCGAAATTTGACTTGTGGGCGTTTTTTTATTGCCAATCCTATAACTTATACCTGTTGCCCTCTTTTCTCTTGATACAGACAAGCACAGGCATCAGATTTTTACATCTCGTGCTTTTCTTTTAAGCGTTCCAAGCCGTTACGGAGAAACTTCGGAAAGTATCTGCCAAAACCAAGTACATCCGCGTTCTCGATGATACTTCCAGCTTCATTCACGGCATAAGCGAAGATGGCCATGTTGCGAAGCATGTCCATTTTGATGGTTACATCCACCCCGTGACATAAAGCAACAACCAAAATCATAAAGGCCTTTTTAAGCAGTCCTTGGAAGCCTGTTCGACTGTTCCACTTGCCCTGCTTGTATGCAGCCGCTACTCCAGTTATGTAATCGAGCCCTGCCAAAGTCAAAAGCCAAGCCATCGCTTCATCAATGCCACCTACGGCAAAGTTGAAGATGAAGCCAAGGAAACTTCCAATGCTCATGAAGAACTTTTCCGTTTCGTTTGGCTTGATTATGTCAATGTAGATCAACGCTTCTTTCCACACAACTCAATCCCCCTTTTATCTATCAATCTAAAACAATAGCATCCAGTTCTTCTTTGGTTGTACACGCCTGAACTTCTGCTTGCTTCATCCATCCTGCCTGCTTGCAGTTACCGATGTGCATCGAAAGGTCGGCGCACCATTGAAGCACTTGTTCAGCAGTCAACATAAAGATAGATTTTTCAGAAGAAGGAACAGGATAAGCATTGCCTGCTTCATCCGTTACTTCTGCATAAGCGTAACCACGAACAGGGCAACCAGCAGGATATTTTTCAGCGAACAGTTCAGTATTAACATTGAGCGCTATGCCCTGCATAGTAATCTGCGTGTCTTTGTCGCTATCATACCGCACGACCGCACCAGTTACTTTACTATCAAAACCACCTGTGATTTTAGAAGCAGTCCAAGCATCTACCTTTTCAAGCATAGCAGCTTTTTCTTGTTCAAAAGTGCGTTCTTCGTTAGGCGGTGCTACCCACACAACGCCTTCGCCTTCTCTGAACTCTTGGATGTAACCAACTTCGCAATCGATGCCAGTTACATCAATCCAGTAAGTTTTAGGAGAGAAGATGGTAGACAGTTCTTCCATCTTCAAGTCTGTTTCAAAGATATAAATAATCTTGCCGTATAACGGCTGTGCAAATCTATTTTTTGCCATTAAATATCACCTCCGTATGCGATTAGAACAAAGCCTGATTGGGCATTATTATACGTTACAGCGCCATTCAAACTATTTGTTTTATTTTCTCCTGCCGCTCCTACGGTGATGGTATAAGTAGAATTAGGAGTTACATCAAAATATCCTGTATTATAACCACCTGAACCGCCAGACGCAGCCATAGTGTGTCTCATATAATTTGCAGGGGGGTTCACAGTAAGTCCTGTGCCTTTGCCATATCCAGAAGTATTATTGGTGTTTGCGAAGGCTAAAGAGAATCCTCCGCCACCATTGAGCGTAATTGCAGAAGTATTACAACCACTCATACCCTTATAGTCTGATGACCATACGTCACCAAATGTACCATTTTTACCATTAGGAGAACCGCCTGTACCACCCGCACAATTAGCTGTGTCCCAAATTTTGTCCCGCCAAGTATAGCCCTCATCGTCAGTCCATCGGTATTCTTTGGAAACGACTTTGCCGCCAGTTCCGCCATTGACACTAATTAAGTCGCCAAAAGAGGATGCTCCACCATTACCGCCGGTAGCACTTGCGTGGTTGTTAGTGTTATAGATAGTACCTGCCGCACTACCGCCGCCACCACCACAAACCGCCACCCTTACACGATTAACACCCGCAGGTACAGTGAAAGTATGAGTACCTGCGGTTGTATAAGATATTTCTGCATAAGCAGGTTTAGCTTGTGATTTAATGGCGTAGGTAGTACCGCCTTTAATGGCTCTGCCATTAGTAGCCATACTATCATCAGTAGCACCAAGAGGAGCATAGCAAGCAACACCATCTATTTTGAAATTTACATAATTGTCTCCTGCTTCTTCAACAGTTGAATAGACTTTAGCAGTCTGCTCAGTACCATTCTTCAAGAAGTGGAGTTGTTTAGTCAATTCAGCCATATAATCACCCTATCCAAAATTCTGATCCGTCAGGAAGCACAAGATGCCCATCGGAATTGTAACGCGGTATTTTATTCGCCGCATTACCAACATCGGCAGCCGGCACAGCATCTGTAATGCCATAGCCATTTAACGTAGTAGCAGGCGACTGCTTACCGTTTGCAAGATCATAAGCAGCCTTAACCGCTGAAGCAGTTGCCGCCAAACTGGTAGAAGTGCTATTGGTAGCAGAACTTAATTGAACCACACCTTTTGCACTTGTACTGCCATTTGCTACGCTAATAGTTCCACTCGAAACACTGATGTTGGTGCCAACCTTTACGCCGCCGAGTGCAGAAGAAGTTGCAGCAGGGAGCGTATAAGTGTAATTGTTTGCGCCAGAAGCTATACCATCCAACTTTGATTTATCACTAGCACTCATTAAGCCTGCTTTAGATGTTGTAGCAGCATCAGTAGTAGCAATCTCTTGCCAAGCATTCCAACTACTAGCAAGAGAAGTTCTAAAGAACATAGAGTTTGGCTTTGTAACATCATCCCCGTTAGGAATGAAAATCTGCGCACCGAAGTCAGGGATTGTATTGCCAGCAAGTTGTCTATAAGGCAATCCTAATACGACACCGTATTGTGAACCGCTAGGGCAGTTAGAGCCACTCTTAACCATATAGACTTTGCCATCATACACCTTGTCAACATCAGCAGTTGCTACACCTTGAACAAAATTGTTTTGTGTTTCCGTCTTGGTGTATGCGTTGGTAATTCCATATCCGGATAAAGATGTAGCCGCATTTGCTTTGGTTGCTAAGCCGTTAGTCAACTCTGTTTTAGTTGCATACGTACTGGTGATAGTATTACCAGATGCATCAGCAGTTGCTTTAGCTGCGGTTCCGCTGGTAGATAGCTTGCCATTCAATTGTGTTTGAATATTGCTTGTTACCCCGTCAGTGTAGTTGAGTTCCGCGGCGGTTGCTGTTATACCAAAACTACTCAAACTGTAAGTAGTATCCTGCGCAGGAATACCTAACGCCGTAATGTCCGCCTTTGTAACCGCGGTTGCCCCGGAAACGTGTCCTGTTGCATCTACTGTCACCTTATAGAAACCACTTGACTTCGCCGTATAAGACGGATGCGTGTACACCGTATTCGTATCAGAATCAGTCACGGAAGTAGTACTTCCATCGCTACCAGTCAAAGTGATTGTTGAACCTGATTTACTCAAAGAATAAGTAGTATTCGTATCACTTGTAGAAACCTTCTTGCCACCAGAATACAAGCAGTTATCCGTACCAATATAACAGTTACTGTTTGAATAAGTTGTTTGACCGCTTGTGCTTTGGGATTGCGCACCGATAATATACATCTTTTTAGCGGTCAAATTTGAAGAACGCGTTTTGGTGTCGCTATCATAGTCGGCAACCTTCCAGTATGCCGTACCGTCATCATCAATCGTATAAACCAAGAACACCACGGATTCAACGCCATAATGTGTAGTAACAGCAGAATTTACGTTACGAATAACACTGACCGCCCCCAGGTTGTTGATGTTCAAGGTAAGCCCTGATGCACCTGCAACACTTGGCTTATAAGCAATCATCAAGCCGGGATAATATTCAGTAATTCCACTATGAGAACCAAGCCAAGTACCGGCTGTGTCGCCCGTACCTTCGATATAGAAAACACCTGCGGACTTGTCAGCTTTTGCGTTTAACGCAGAAGCAACAACTTTGTTCTGCACAGGATTAGTACTGCTGCTGTCCAATGCATCATCTACAGTAATAATTTTAAGTTTACCCGTAATCTTATTGCCTGCCGCATCGTGTCCTGTGTAGCCATCAATAATAACATCTTCGGTAACGGTGTCACCGGTTAAATCCAGCAACACCGCACCAGCGAAGATTACTTTATTTACTTCGCTCATAATGCTTCACTCCTTAAGCAATGGTTACAGTCTTGCCACCTGCACTGTTGTCAGATTCAACATAAGGGATAGGCGCAACAGTTACACCCGCAAGTGCATTGTAGCCATCATCTGGAGCAACATCAAAACCAACAGCGGTCGGAGTAACAGTTTTGGATTGAGCCTTCATGCCTTCAGTACTGGACATAGTACCAGTTACACCCAAAATGCTTACACCTTGACGGATGTTGGTTGCAATAATTTTTGCTTGTTCAGCACTCGCAATGCCAACCTTACCGCTGCCATCGTGATACCCTTGCGGAACGGTGTACTGTTCTGCTTTTGCACTAATGGTGCCAGTAACTGCACCATTGTTCTTCATGGTACCAGTCACTTTTACTGCTTTGTTATAAGCAGTTTTGCCACTCAAAATTTCAGCAGCACTCGCAGTTGCATCTTGAGTATTCGCATCAAAAGTACAAGTACCAGTAATCTTTTCACCTTTCGCATCATGCGCAGTTGTACCCTTTAACAGCTTATCCACAGTAACGCTGTCACTGGTCAAATCCATCAAAGTTTCGCCGCCGAATATAACTTTAGAAATAGCCATTATTATTCAACCTCTTTTCCAATAAAAAACGTACTTCCCCCAGCCAAGTTTGAAACTTCACTGAATGGTATTGCTTTAATCGTGACATCAGCTTCCATATAAGTTTGTGCAGTAGCAAGCGTTTGTTCTTCCGTTGATGAAACAACAACATAATCACCTTGATACCGTGTACCGCCAACACTGATCTTGGCAGCTAAGCATCCCTTGCCGCTTAGTACTCCGCTTAACTTACTGCTACCGCTTAACTGTCCATATAACTTCATACGTACGGAGAGACTTCACCCAACACATTAAATGAATGCGGTGGAATGATAGTGTCCACATATCCTGCGACGGTAGTTAATTGAACATCATATGCATATTTGCCATACGGAAGCCTTGCTGTGTCTTCAGGATCTATCGTGATTTTCTTATCGATCACTTTCTTTTGAAACACTACTTCCGTGGCTCTCGGATTCTTTTTAACTGTAAACACAATAACATCTGTATCGCTCACGATGTATTCATTACCCTCTTGGTCTGTTATAGCCAGTTCGAGAATACAGCTATCTCCACGAACAACAGAAATGCTATTGTCTTGCACCTTAAACATCGTGCGCACCCCCTTTTATTCCACCCAAATTTCAGCACCGTTCGGTAGCACCAAGTGTCCAGCGGTGTTACATATTCCTAATGAAACAAGAGCAGCTGCCCCTGTTGTCGCGCCTGTACCACCATTAGCAACAGGCACAGCACCGCTTGTATTGCCTAAACCCAAAGCGTTACGAGCACCTGCAGCAGTCGTTGCCCCCGTACCACCATTAGCAATAGGAACTGCCCCACTTGTATTGCCCAGTCCTAAAGCCTTACGAGCGCCTGCAACAGTCGTTGCGCCAGTACCACCGTTTGCAATAGAAATAGGAGTTCCTATTTGTCTTGACACAACCTTCCAAAAACAAGTACCGTCAGAAACATTCGCACCACCAATAGCACCCCAAGATGGTTCTGATGTACTGCTCTTTCCTGCCGTAACGCAAATAGCTTCTGCTCCTGCCGGCATAGATGGAGACAACACAATCGCACCTGCGGTATAACTCGTTTCAGGTTGCCAGTAACCACTGTCAACGATAGCTTTCACAAGCTCCGCCTGGTTCTTGAAGTAATCCTGTGCCTGTGCTGCCGTTGTGGGGTTGCTATCAGTCAGATAATTATCATAGTCACTAAAATTCTTATTCTTAGGTATCGCCATCTGCTACACCCCCAATATTTCCTTAGTAAAGCCCTGCCAAGTAACATCAACAGTAGAACTTACTACTTGCCCAGTACTATTCACAAGCTTGATTATGCAAGGGTTCTTGCTCTCAATCCTTGCATAAATCGGTTCGCTACCAAGCAAGGCCATGCTATCAATACGCACCGCTGTTGTGTGATAGTTAGGCGTAACTATTGGCAGTTCTACCCCACCAACAGGGACAACAAGATTTTCAAAATGCTCTGTTCTGTCAGGAACATCTATCACGGCTATAAGGCTGCGCAATACAGTTTCTTCCGCTCCTGCCAGTGAAGTGAATTTAATCTCAATAACATCACCTGCATCCACCTTGAATTTCGTTGCATAAGGCTTCCAAAGATTATCCTCTTTGCTTGCCATGCGATACATAATATTCGCAGGGCCTACGATGTCATAAATGAAGAAGAAATTTCCTGCAGCCAAAGCTGTAACACTTGCAGTCAGTTCAAACGCTAAGTAACTTGCACCACCCCAGAACGCATCATCAGGATTTCCCCAAAATGGACTTTCAGGTGTCTTCCAAAATGCCCCGTCTTGCCTAGCGTGGATGTAGCCATCACTCAACAAGTTGCCGTTCGTTTCAACATTTGCCCAGTCGTCATCAGCAAAGTTGACCTTGTAGAGCACGTTATCTTCAAGCGGTTCAGCAAAATTAACAAGAACACTCGCACAGTTTCTGCTTTCATTTCCGCTAGTGTTCACAGCCTTAATCATAATAACGTGTGGGCCTTGTCGAACTGTGTTTGTTTCATAAGGGAAGGACAAGAGCAAACCGTCCTGCACTTCAAAAGCAGTTTCCCATTTCGCCAAAGTTCCCTGCGCATACTTCATCCTGAAGCCTGCAATGTTATTGACTTCGGGATATTCAAAATCAATGTAATACCTACGAGTGCCATTCGCAGAAACTTCCACATCCAAAGCCTTCACATCAGGCGGAATGGTAGTGCGTTCCTTAATCACATAGCTATAAGCTGATACATCTGCAAGGCTCTGTTCATTTCCGCCGAAGATGTTGAAGCTGGTAAACTTGAAGAATACTGTCTTGCCAATATCATCATCGAGGAAGCTCGGCTTGATAATCGCATCATCACACCTTACAACTTGCTTGCCTGCCTTGTGGCTTAAAGCAATAGTTCCGTACTGGCCACGAACCAAGCCTTCAAGCCTGTAATTGCCGTTCTCCAAGAGCGTTGCAGTCGTGTAGGAAAGACTTTCACCATCCAGCCACAGCAAAGTATTGCCACGCTCTGCATCCTGCTCTGTACCGCTTATCAGTTCGCCATTTATAGCTACTTCTAGGCTTGTAGCATCAGCAGTAATATCATTGGCCAGTTCACCCATTCTTGCGGAGAACTCTACTTTTCCGACCTGCCTGTAATTGGCGTTATTGTCAGACACCCAAACATTGCATCCGCCCCAGGCATCAGTATTCTGACCTTTTACAGCAATCCAAATTTCATTGTCATTATGCATGAGCGATGCATCCGGTTGGAACATTTCAGGATAGTCAACCCAACCGGGGTCAAAGTTGAAATCAATGAAAGGTCTTTCAGTTTCATACACATCATAAACCGCTTCACTGTAATCACCTTCTGCCCTGCTTAATGCAGTGAAGGTCAGCGCACCATCAGCACTTTCGGTCACGCTATCAATGCAAGCAACTACTTTTTCCAATCCAATGGCTGGATCAGTCAATGTTACCAAGTCGCCTACTTCCAAACGGCAGAACGCCCATCCAAGCTTGAAGGTGTATTTATTGCGTTCAAACTTGTTCTTGCGTGCCATTTCTTCAGCAATCTTGACCGCCCTTGCCTTGGTATAGACATAGTGCGCTTTGATGGAAGGTGACTGCCTTACACCGTGGCTTCTAATGTCATCTGCATCCTCATAGCTCACGCTTTCCTTCTCGTAGCCGTTGGAGCGGTTCAAGAACTCAACAGTAAAGCGGTTATATACTTCACTGCTATCCTTACGGCTGAAGCTTACCATCGCCCCATCACGTTGAGCCAAGAAATCATCTGGGGTCAAATCATAGACAATGGTAGTATTCGGCTTCCAAGTACCAACTGGTCTGTCAGCAAGCGGAACAATCTTGAAGCAGTCATTACTCCAAAAGACATAAGCATTTGTCAGCTCCGCAATGCTGTTGATAATATCGCGAGCAGACTGTGCATCCGTTGCATCACTCGGAGTACTGATAAGCAAATCAGCTTGCCTGCAATAATCCCTAAAGTTATTAATGCCGACAATATCAATTCCGCTCATACCAACCTTGTCCAATACATACAAAATGTAATCAGCGGGATTTACATCGATGCCATCACCCGTGTTCAGAAGCTTGCCCTTCACTTCAAAGTTGAAGTTCGGCATTGAAGCATTTTCGCCAAGGTCAATGACACCTGCCATGTAAGCAAGCCCCTTATAAGGAAGTGCCTTTTCGGGATGCTTACCAACCACATAACTCCAAGGCTGTTGCTCTTGTGTGCCTTTGAACAACGTCAAGCCAATCTTTTCATTAGGATAGTCATAGATCTCTTTACCAATCCACACCCTACCAATGCCATCAATTTCACCTTCACATAAGCCGAAAATGGTGGCCACAGTATATGTATAAGAGAAGGTGACAGTCTTGCTTCCGCCACCTTTACCACTTCTTTGCGTTTTCCTATGCTCATGAGCCGTGAAGTCATCATAATAAATCACGTTACCACTAACACGAGTAGTTCCAAGAAGCTCCATAACGGAAGCACCATATTCAGCCGTGTTTACGCTAAAGTTTGATACCTTATCCGCGCGGATCGTTGTAGTCTTACCGAATAAGCCCATTTATTCACCCCCGCGAAATCTGTAAAAACCTCTCACACGGCTTTTCCCGTGAGCATCCAAGAACATCACATCATCCATTCCAGTAAGCACACAGCCGTGGTTCACAAGTGCATGACACACAGTATTATTGCCAACATAGACTGCGCCATGACTTGCACATCTTCCGTACTGGTACAAAATGAAATCCCCCTCTTGAAGTTCTTCCACCTTGTCGCAATATGTTTCGATGTACCCTTTGAACCACTCTTCTGAATGGTGCAGATGCCATTCGTTTGAATACGGAGCAATCTTGATGCTGTTCTTTTCAACCACTCCTGCATCTTCCAAGGAAGCAATCAGAAGCATTCCACAGTCAACCCCCTTGCCTTTTACCTTGGCTTGATTAACGTGTGGAGTGCCTAGATATTCAAGAGCGGCATTTGCAATCTTTTTGCCTATCATATCAGCACCTCTTTCAAGGGAACGAACGGAGCAATGAGAACATAGTCATTCGTTTCATCATCACTCGTAATCACGCCATCAGTCGTGCTGTAAGTTCCCTGCGGATAATATCTTCGAAGCGGAAACTCCTGCGCCAGTCCCTGCGTTTTAGCCTTGACGGTCAGCTCTAGGCCTATGCCGCCACACTTTTTGACTTCAGCTATTCCGCCAAACAGTTCAACTGCATCCAGTACAGTTCCGCCTTCAAAAAAGCATCTTCTTAAGAACAGTCTTGCCCTATCAAGAAGCCCATCGTGTGCAGCCAACAAGATAGGTTTGCCATTAATCAAGTCCCTACTGTTCGCACTAATCGTAATGGTCATCGTATCAACAACCACACGATCATTGATTTTTGTCTGTTGTCTTTTAATGAGCAGAGCATTATGCAGATAGGTATTGCCACCAAAAACAATGTCCTGGTCGCAATCCGCATAATAATATGTGTTGCCATTTGCAAGCTGTAACTCATACAAGTCACAGCTTACGAAATGCTTTTTAGTATTCAGATAGCTTTCAAGCTTTGAAGTTACTGTTTTCATCTAACCACCTCTAACTTGAAGCTTGCCTTGTTGATGTTCCTGTAAATCTTTTCGATTTTGAAGCCATCATCGGGCAACATCACCTTCCAGTAATAGCGGTAATCAGCCGTGACAGTTCCACTTGGAGCAGAAGAGAACTTAATCACACCGCCGTCAACGGTGTAATTAGTTACCCTTCCACCGTTCACATAAACAGTGACATTATCAATGTACTCAACCGCTTCCACATAACCGCCCATCTGCATAACAGCTTGATACTGCGTTGAAGAAATCGGAGCAAGCACTTGCCCCTTGCACTCATAGTCTTCCGGGTCAAGCCAATAAAAAGGCTCATGCGCACCCTTTATGAGTGCCACGAAGCCTAAGAGTTCCCTTGCTTCATCATCTGTCAAAGCTTTATAGCTTGCTTCAATAGTCCAAGAAGGCAGAAGCTGATTGGTAAGAGTACGCACCTTGCCAGAACCGCTACGCTGTACGGTGGTATTCCACTTTTCGCTTTTCTTGCTGTCCCAAGCAAATTTCCTAATGTCGGGGAAAAATCTCATATCTACCACACTCCTGCCATTCCGCCAAAGTTTCGGTCAGTATCAAACAAGGCTTGTCTTATTTCGTCCAAGCCACCATTACGCAGGAAGTCAGTAAAGCTTGAAGCATCCAAAGTGGATACGTTCAAGCTGATGCTTGCAGTCCTGTTCTCACTCTTCGTGTTATTGGTAACGGGATGAGAAGCGAATGCACCTGCATCCACAATTCCACCATCAGCAAAACCCCTGCCTGCGTTGATGGCATTGAGCGCAGGAACACCAATCTTGCGGACAGCACTTGCCCTTACGACATATTCACCATTGGAAAGCATCGCAGGAATGCTATCGCTCGTGCCAGTTCCCGGTCCGCTGATGTAGCCACCAGAAGCCAAGCCAAGAACCATCTTGTTGGCAACCTGTGCACCTTTTTTCGGTCCTTGCCAAGCAGTTACCATTGCAAAGATTGCAGTCCATTGAGCCAAAAGATTAACGCACTGGGCAAGCATATTCCGTACCATTTCGCCAAATGCCTTGCTCGCACTTTGCGCACCAGTAACAATGCTTTCTACCGCATTACCAAAGCCACTTGCAACGCTACGGCCATAATCAAGCCAAGCCTGAGAAACAGCACTCAAAACTTCTTCTTGCCCACTGATTTTGGCTTTAATTTCATCCGCCTGCCATGTAGCAGTTTCTTGTCTTAAAGCAAGCAATTGTTCTTCAAGCTTAATTTGCTCTTCAAGAGCGGCCACCTTGCCTTCACTGCCGTCAACGCCTGCTGCTTCGGCTTCAGCCCATATTTTCTTCTGAGCTTCCATCCCTGCAATCTTCTGCTCGGTGGCTTCCCTATCGGCTTCCTTCGCTCTATTGATTGCAGCTATTTGAGATTCATAATAAGCCTGCTTTCTACCAGCATCACTCATCGTAGCCCTTGCAACTGCTTCCTGCACTCGCTTCCTTTCAGCTTCGGCAGAAGTAATCTCGCGAATCCGCTTTTCTTGGAACCCATACTCTTCAGCAACCTTTCTGATTTCTTTTTGATAATCGGAAAGCTTCTTTTCATCCGTAACAAGATTGGTATTTCCGTTTTTATTTTCGGAACTATTGGTATCTTGCATGCGTTTGAAATCTGCAACATCATTGAGCTCCTGATGTGCTTGTTTAGCTTTTTTAACTTCTTCCACATATTCCTTCATCGTTGGAATAAGGTTAGCTATCGGCGTATCAATGAACTTTTCAAGTGCCCCTTTGGCAAAGTCAATGGCGCCCTTTATTTCTTCCCAGTAGGTAAAATACAAGCCAAGCTGTGCCCCTAAAGCCGCCACCGCTGCAACCACTGGAGCGGAAATGCCTGCAAAGGCACCAAAAGCGGCAACTGCTGCACCTATAGCGCCCACAAGTCCTACACCAACCACAGCAACCAAGGCGCCAACAGCCACGGTCAGTTCAGGCGGAAAGGCTTCTCTTATAGCTTCACTGAAGCTTTTGCCTGCGTTACTTGCTTGCATAAGCTTGTCGCTCATACCGCTTACACTGTCGGAAACAGCCTGCAATATGCCTTTCAAGTTCGTTGCATCAGTAGCAAAAGCACCAATAGTAGACTGTGCATTGCCAACGCTTTCGGCAATATTGTTCCACAAGCCTTGTACCTCTTGAGCGGTCTTTTCCATCATTCCGCCAAAGCGCTCGGTCATTCCAGCCGTGAGAACTTCCACAGCCTTAGTGCTGTCAATCATACCTTTTTCAGTGGCTTCTTTGATTTCCCGCACGCTCTTGCCTGCCGCCTGTGCAAGAATTTCCCATGCACTTATGCCTGCGTTGGTCAGCTGGTTCATGTCCTGTGTCTTCAGCGTTCCACTGGTACGAATCTGACCTAACGCATAAGCAATCTGTTGAACACCTGCCGTGCTCTTGCCTAAGCCTGCCGCCGTATCACCAAGAACCCTCAATGTCGGAATGATTTCCTTTGCATTGAAGCCGAAAGCCAAAAGCTGTTGAGCCGCTTCTACTACACCAGGAACATCAAACGGAGTTTCCGCTGCGAACTTCTGCAAATCCTGAAGCATTCTCGTACCTTCACCAGCACTTTTCAGCATAGTCTGGAAAGCAATCTCATACTGGCGCATCTGTGAAGCTGACTTAATCGCAGACAATCCCAAATCAGCAATGCTTTTCGCCACGCTGCCAATCGCAGAAGCAGCTGCAAGCGCACCCAAGCCTTTAAGAGCAGAATTAAGTCCTTTTACACTGTCCTGTGCCTTCTTGCCTGACTGGCGTATCTTGTCCATACCATCTGCGCCTTTTTCTCCAGCAGCACCGATGCTGTCAGAAGCTTTTTTCGCCGCTTCAGATATTTCTTTGAATGCCCGCTTCGCATCCCTTGAAGAAGCGGATATGGTTATTTTTACTTCTTTTTCTGCCATTACCTCACCCCCTTATTTGTAGAGTTCTGCAATGATCTCATTATCATCTTCGGAAAGCTTGACACCTTTCTTGAAACGGCCATCTGCGAAGATATCCTTCACACTAAGCCGTTTCTTGCTGACCTTGCCTGCAAAGTTGGCAATCCACACAGTCACGAGCGAAGCAAGCATGTTTTCCTGCTGTTGCTTTCTCCATATGTAGCCACGCCAAAGTTCAACAAGCTCATGAGGTGTCAAGTGGCCAGCTTCAGCAGGTGTTTTTCCGAGTGGGCCATAGATAATCCACTCAACACTTGCCAGCCAGTCGGAGAAAGTAATTACTTCCCCGCTTCCACACCTTCCTTGTCACCTTCAAGGGCCTTCAAGACATCTTCAAAAGCGGATTTTTCGCCGCCAACAAGGCCACTAATGCCAATGGCTGCAATAAGATAAGCATTAAGCTTCAAAATGCCTTGCTCATTGTCCCTCACATAGTTGCTGATCCATTGCTCAACAGTCTGACGAGTGAGCTTGTAGTCATACACTTTCAAACCGCAGAAGCAAGCGGAAACAATCTCGTTCACCGCCCAAGTCTGACGGCCCATGAGCTCAAAAATGTTGCGGTTCGGAAGCATTGCTTCCAATTCTTCCAATGCCTGCAATGTAAATTTCAGCTGGCGTTCTTCGCCACCAATGTCAATCTTCACGCTTCTGTTAATCATCTTTTAACCCCCTAAATAAAAAGGGACAGCCTAAGCCGTCCCCAAAATGTTAACCTCTCGGATCTTCCATATCTTCCGTATAAGTCGGAGCACCTTTGCCTTTCAAGGTGATGTTCAAAATAGCCGCATCATCATAAGCAGCACTTTCTTCAAGAGAAGTGATGCTGTACCAGTTACGGATGGAACGGCCATCTTTTGCCCAGCGGAGAATGTCAACCGCTTCATCAGCTTCAAAAGCTTCATAAAGTGCTTTGACAGTTTCATCGCCCGGCTTAACCAAAAGTTCCATGGAAAGCTCAACGGATTTCAAACCCGGTTCAGCATCACCATAGCCACCAGAAGTCTTGTCGGTGGTGTCAATTTCTTCAGCGCTTGCGCTATAATCAGCGGAACGTTGGCCACCAATCAATGCCCAAATAGGACTTTCATAAGTAGCAGCTTCGCCAAAGTTCAAAAACGCAAGCACGTTCTTACCAAGCAGCTTTACTTCTTCAGCCGCTTTAGTAGCTCTTACTTTTGCCATGTTCTAACCCCCTTGGTTTTCGTAATATTCAACAGAGTAGTTCAGTAATACAACACCTGAACCTGCGATGCCCGGTGCACTGCCATAAGTGATATTGGTAACATCACCACAAATGACAACACCATCCAAGTCATCGTTGTTCAATGCGAAAAACACTTTATCGCCCAAAGCATCCACGTTCTCAGTGCTGTTCGGATCTATGATGTAGATGTGATACGTAGCTTTCGCAACCAAGCTGTCCTTTGAATCATACTCAAAGCTTACCCTGTCGCAAGTCACACTGCCCTCAACCACCTTGCTTCTATTCGCACCGGTAATGCGAACGCCCCAAGGAACTTCAGGAACAGCCTTTTTCAAACATTCAATAATCGCCTGTGTTACTTCTTGCCGTCTCATTATGCTCTCCAAATACCTATTGAAGCACCGCCAGCTTTACCGCTTCCCGTGAAGTCAGCCACCACCAGTTCAGCTTCAAGCCTATTCAGTTCGGCACGATAAAACTGCAATTTTTGAGCGAACACATCAGTATTGCGACTACCATCAAAGACAGTACTGCCATCAGTTCCGACTGATGCCAGGCATCTGTTGTAACAGGCGAATACAACACCAAGCCTTTTCACCCTGTAACCAACAGGAGACTTGATTTTATCAATCGCAACACCTAATCGAAGCGCCGTGTCTTCGATGAACTTGTTCGCTTCGTCAATGTCTTCATGGTCAACCTGCAAGATGCGGTCCTGCACATCTTCCAAAGTAACAAATTCCATCACAACGCCCCCAGTAAGCTTTCTAATGCATTTGCAAATCTTGACTGTATTCTTGGCAGCTCATGATCAGCGGCATCATACAGGAATGGATCTTTTTCAATCCCCGGATGATTCACCCTCTTGGCAAAGGCGAACTCGCCCCTGCTTACCCATCTAAGAGCCATCTTGTTTCGTGGCTCGATGATATGGGGCGGAGTTCCTTCATGCACGTGCACGGCATACGGAACATTAGGATTAAGGGCAATAACCGCTCTTGTGTCCTCTACCCTGTAAATAACACCCCTACGCTCCAAAGTACCGCTTCTGCTCGTGTATCCGTGATGGTCAGAAGCACGCCCTTTAATGTCTCTTGCAGCCATTTTGAGCTGCTTCTTGACCAATTCCTTCGTCTTTTCAGGTGCCGCTTCAAAAGCTCTGACTAACCCCTCAAAATTAGAGGTTATCCTAAAGCTTTTCATGATTAAGCAGTTTTATGAACGTAGATAGCTGCCTTTTTGTTGTCAAGAACGAATGCATCGTAGTACACGCGACCTTCTACCAACCAGCCAGAGATGCCGGGCGGATTTTCGTGTACTTTGTAGTCAGCCAATTTGATGGGCGCACAGCACGCAGCAGAATTGGTGATTACGAAGCCAACATTCGCAGGGAGCCAAGAAGTCGGAACTACGATGATGGGCACGCCATCAACTTCACCCAATTGGCCTTTCATCAAAGTGGTTTGACCAAGTTCGGAAGCTTTGATGAAAGCTTCGTCTTGTTTAATGAATTTGTAGAAAGCAGTGGATGCGTAGCATACGCGACCAGCCAAGGGAGCAAGTTTGTCAGTCAATGCTGCCATACCATCCAAGAAGGAAGCATATGCATTGGTTTTGCTCAATGCAGCAGTAGCTTCATTGCCTTCAGCTGCGCCTTCTGCAATTTTAGCAAGGCGATATTGGTCAATTTCGGGAATAACTACTTCGCTAACTTGACGACGAAGTGCCTTGCCTGCTTCTTTTACCATCATTTGATCATCACGATTACCGCGGTCAATGGTGAAGGTGAAAGAGCGGTCTTTGGTCATGGTCAATTCTTGAACGGAATCGCCAAGTTCTTCAGGATTGCCGTAGCGGTTCGCACCTTCACGTTTGTAGTCGCCCATCGCAACAGTCGGAATGCTGTATACGTAAACAGTTTTCACGCCGGAGAAATCATAGTTATTGTTGATTGCCGGAGCAGTTACAGATTCTTTGGTAAAGCGTTCATCTACCAATTGAGAATATTTGCTTGCATAGTTAGTTGCCATTGTCAATCATCCTTTCTTATTCGTTGAAACCTGCGAGGAACGGGTCTGCATTACCGCCTGCGCCACCTGCAGGAGCACCGCCACCATTTTGAGCACCAGCTTTCACCGCCCAAGTGTTAGCACCAAGCCAAGCTTTTACACCATCCTCAACGGACATGTCCTTGTCGCCATCCTTGTAGGAAATGCTTTCATCATCACCCACAACAACATTGTCAGCGATGAGCTTTGCCATATCCTTAGGAGAAGCGGCATTGCCTTTGGTCAACGCATCAACCAACGCGCTGGTCTTCATTGCTTCAAAGCGTTTGTTCTTTTCAGCAGTAGCCTTTTCGGTCATGTCAGCAAGCTGTTTATTCACAGAGCTGATTTGCTTGGTCAAGTCGCTGATTTGTTTAGCTACATCACTCGGCTTTTTGCCATCTTGAGCGAAGCTGTCCAAAGTAGCTTTCAAGTCTTTAACCTTGTCCGCTACATCATCACCATCTTCCAAGCCCAAATTCTCCAAAATGGACTTGATCTTCGCAGCGTTTTTATCGTTGCTTTGACGATGGCCCTTTGCTTCATTGCTCAAACGATTGGTTTCTGCCTTAATGGCAGCAATCATTTCGGCACCATTCTCAACAGTTTCAAGTTTTGTGTATACTTCTTTGATATCCATTTTTAATACCTCCGTATT